TTACACTTTCAATCAGTGAACGCTTCTCGTCATTGTGAAGTCGGCGTAACTCTTCCATGATAATAAAGATCGTGAAAACTTTAACTTAGGTTTACTAGCTTAAAGTATAGAGTTTTATATAGAACATAATGTCTCTAGAGCAGGATTATACGACCGTGCCCGGTCAGACTTTTGCATGCATGTCTGTGGTTGGCCCTGAAGCGCCTCAGAAGAATGACAAGTTCGGGGTTAAGTTCAGGGGTGCTTTTGCTACCCGCGATGAGGCCGCGAGCCACGCCAAGCGCCTTCAAAAGGAGGATGCGACGTTTGATATCTATGTCGTTGATATGTACAAGTGGCTTCTCATCCCACCCGACCCTTCCAAGATCGAAGATGCCCATTACACAAACGAAAAGCTAGAGGAGTTGATGTCTGGTTATAAGGAAAACCAGGCTATGGCGGCGAAGATGTTTTCAGAGCGTAAGCGTGATATGATGGCTGCTAAGTCTTCTACCGATGGATACTTCAAGGCTGGAGACGAAAATTCTCAGTATTACAACAAACCTGATGAGCCTCCCATTAGCCATCCAGGTGAAATCATCGAGCGTCTGAAGCGCGAGAAGCCTGATGCGGCGATGGAGGACCTGGTAAAGGAAGCTGACGCGATTGTCGCCGTAGAGATTGAAGAGCGACGCAAGCAGAGGGAGGCGGATATGGCTATCGCCGAAGGAGACGAGACTGAGGAGGTCGAAGAGAAAAACACTTAAAAATCAAAAAAAATAACCATACATTTCATATTATTAAAATCTACCCTTTTAATAATACGATGAATGTCGAGTATATTTCTGTCTTTAAGAAGACGAATCATAATTTACCTATTACGGACATAGATGAGATAGATGATAAAAATAATTTGGCATCTGAAATAATTAATGAAGGGGTTATCCGTCCAGTAATTACCAGTAGAACGATCGTCGATTCTAAAGATCCTGTTAATGATTATGCTCCATTTTCACCCGTGGCGAAGGATAACTGGTTGCATAGTTTTTCCCATAAAGAAACCTAATATGAAAGCTACGAATATCACGATGTACGCGACTTTATCGAGAGACGCTAGTATGTCATTGGGTTTGAACGTTTCGTTCATGTGTGGAGGGGGTGGTATATATTGTGGATGGAGAGGGGGTTGAAAATAATACGGTTGATCTTCATCTGGCTGCTGTAAATGATTTTGTATGGGTTCACTGTCATCTCGTTCAGGTTCTTTATCCAGTACTTGCGAATTGTATTCAATAGGATTTCCAAGTTCTGTTTCCATATACATAGTATTAATTCTATCTTTTAAGCTTCGTTTTCCTCACCACTTTCTTCATCAGTATCATCTACTATGAAATCCTTTAAATTTCCATTCTCATCCTCATCACTGTCATCACATTCATCTTCACTCTCGGTCTCACACAGGTCATCATCAGAAATTTCATAATCCGTGTCATATTCGTCATCATCGAAATCATCATCACAAGCTTCTTCTGTGGGCTTCATACGCGTGGGTGCTTTAGATACTCGTCCGGACCGAGTTTTCACAGTAATTGTACTCATATAGAAGGTTTAAGTGATTTCTTTTTAAATATATTTAGGTGTGAACTTGATCCCTTGATTAAGCGCTTCTCTCATCAGTAATTGTTCAAATTCGTAACCTAAACGGTATGAAATATCGCCTATATCGTTCATTACTTCACCGTCCATCGTAGACAGGTAAAGGGGTATATCATTCAGAACCCGTAAAGCTTTCTCAAGATACACCTGAGACATTTCAACACTTGTCCTGTATTCCTTCGCTATCTGTATTAACGCCATGAATGTATTATATGTAACTTCATGTATACCAGAATATTTATGTGTTTCTTTGATAATGGCGTCTATTTGATTTAAAGATGTATCCAGACGTGTAATCTTCGATAAAATATACGCGAACACTCCAATGAGTACAATGATCATCATCTATAATAGTCTAACTATTTTATCTGACAGTTTATGCTCACGAGATTTACATGCACATGTTTGTACAATCTTGTCACGTGAAATTTTAAATTGAACATTTGGTTTGTTACACGTTTTACATTTCAAATCCGTGTTTACCCAGTGTACGTTTTTACCCTTCTTAGAAATACTTTTCACAGCGATTTCGGCATCTCTTACCATGTGTTTGCTTATGAAGATTTGTAAGAGTGTACTTGTTTCAACTGGATCTGATTTTTTTTCTACTGGACACGGCATGCATGTATTTTGAGGTGTTGAAAATGTGGATGGTGTATATCCATTTGGGTAGAGTTTTTCGAATATCTTATCCGGTAGTGCGTGTTTTCGACCATAGAAATCTCTGCAAAACCCATATCTACGCCCTTTCATCGTTTCACATGTACAAAAACACCTCTGTATAATAGTACGCCCTTCTATACGAAACCATATATGATTAGACCCGTGATCTCTCTGAAGATTTTCACAATATTTGGATGTCGTTGATACGAGATACGAATTTTTGTTACTGAATATTTTTGTGACGAGTGCACGTCCTTGACCATCCATGTTTTTTTGAATAAACGTTTCAATATCTCTAGTCACTACTTCATTCTGAAAAATATTCTTTGTCTCGCTCGGTGTAAACGATCCCTCGTCACGTTTTGATCCTTCGACGACCACGACTTCCGTATTCTCAGTTCTGAGTGTCGCCATATGCATAATCTCCACATTCGGCTCCCGCTCGAAAACATTAATAAGTTTACCATTTTCATGTGTATATTTGAGTACAGGTATGTACGCTCCCTGATATTCACCCTTCACGTATTTATGCGCCCACGGCATTCTAAAACCACTTCCCTTCACGTTCCGTTTTCCACCCCCATACACAGCGGTATCGACGATTTCGTCCCATGGTTTTCCCGGGAACATCAGCGACAGTGACGATACTATATGAGAATGCAATGCCATAGCAGACCCATGATCAACTACGAACCCTGGCCAGTTCATATGAATTCCATATTTGATCATATCACCACATGGTTTTGGCTCTGCGACCGAAACAAGAACATCTTTTCCACCGAAATGTGTTACACGGTCGCATATCGTCTGTGTATACTCCTTCAATCGGTCAAATGGAATGTCTTCGACATCTTTGTAATCCAAATCGACAAAAAAGTTGTACGTATCCGACTTTTGTTCGACGACACACACCTTCTCACCCGATTTTACAGCCTTGACATATTCGTCATAAAATTCATTCAATCTATCATAAGGAACAGATAGACGGCCACCGTCCATGAGCACATGTGATAGATTGGAGCTATTCGAAAACCCCTGTTTTCGGCACCATGATCTAAACATACTTATTCGTACATCGTGTTATTTTTTTAATACTCTTCTTCATGCCAAATTGAGGTCCTGCATGATACGTCTCTAAACTCTTCTTCACTATTCGACAATTCTTTTTTAAGAACTAAAAGTTCATATACGGTTTTAACCTTTACATCTTCGATGTATGTATCTGCCCGTGTTTCACTGTATGACTTGTGATCCATTAAAATATCTTTAATCTGACGGAGAATGTAGTTCTTGGACTTCATTATTTTATAGAAAATGTTTTTCTATTGAGAGAAGTGATGCATGCGTAAAACTCTGGGTTCTCGACCACATTATGTATGATTCGTTCCCATCGTCTTCGAGAATTAAATTCTGGTAACGTATCGAAACTCATGAAATCATTTTCATCGTATGTACGTTTCACATGAATTTTTTTCGTATACATTTTGTATTTCTCATCGTTAAACCTTCTCACAAGTTCGTGCTGTTCATTACTCGAATAATTTACGAAAAATATAAACACCGTGTACTCGAGTTCTATAGTAGGACTTTCTTTTACGTTAAATGTAAAACTCGTATACTCCCCATTTTTAAGTGAAACAACACCACGTGTTTCTTCTTCCAACTCCCTCAACGCTGTGCGTATAGGTGTAAATATTTCCCTTCTTCTACACCCCCCTGTCACAAAAATCCACTCTTTAAAACGTTTATCTCGCACGGTAAGAAACCGTGGAGTATCACCAACGAAAGTCACTGGTATTGCTATGGCTTTATGTTTTTTCATTGCTCATTAGCTTCTATAATCCCCTGATAAGTTTATTCCGAAGAAATGTTCACGGGAGATTTACCTCGTGTAGTGCGTTTGGGTTTGGGAGGCTCTTGTACAACAACGGGCTCGGGTTCAGGTTCAGGCTCAGGCTCGGGTTCAGGCATTTCTTCTGTTACAGGTGCATATACCATCTGAGGCATTTGGACATCGTGCGCCTCTTCCTGAACCCGGTCCAGAAAAGTCTTGATTTTGGTGATGTCGTCTTTCGACTGACGCAATTCGTTATACATGTAAAGAGACGCCGCGACGCAAACGACGACTGCAGCCAAAATAGCAGTTTCGCGATCAAAAGAAAACATTGTGGTTTACTTACACGTTTTGTTTTTAAGTAGATACAATTACACCCATTTTAGATCTTTCACCTTCTGGGCACTGATACCCTGGTTGTGCAAATTGTATTTCCTGGTAGTGACCATCCTTACATTCTGCGTTCTGAATGGGAATATATTTATTGAGCGTTCCGGATTTAGGATCGTAGGTGATCATAAAAACGAAAAAGAGGAGAAAGAGAAGCCCCCACATTTGTTATTATAAGGGATTTAATTAGAGTACATAAGACCAGCCATACCATTTTCAATGCGGAGGATGTTGTAGTTAACACCGTACATGTCAGTGTTGAACGAACCAGCATCAGTTACGAGACGAGCCGAGTCAACACGACTGAAGTTGAGTGTACCAGTGGGCTGGAGCTTGCATGTGTCAAGGCAGAACGGGTACATGAAATGGTTCGCGGCACTGCTATCCATGGTCGTGAACGATGTGTGGTAATACAGTGAGGCGGATGTGTAGTGAGGCTGCGCCTTCTTCGCATCGCCAACATCCGTGCCGTTGATCTGGAGCTTGACGCTGCCACTGGCTACGCCTACACCACCTGACTTGTACGTCGCGATGAACTTGATAGGGTGGTTGTAGTTAAGCTCTTGCATCAAACCACCAGAAGCGATCGACTGCTGTGTCTGTGTGATCAGCATGTTCTGGGGGGCCGACGAAAGCGCTGTGCGCTCATCGGTATCCAGGTAAAGAAACTGTGCGTGTACCTCGTAATCGGTCACGGGGAGTGTACCCCACGAAATACGGATCTCGACATCGTGGTACTGAAGCGCCACGAGAGGAAGCGCCGACTGAGCATTCTCACAGAACGAGAAGCGCAGGGGGTAGAACCCAGCATCATCAGCCGTGGCGGCCGAGAGAGACTTGGAATACGACTGACAAAGTGTCACGGGAGCAATTTCCTGAGAGAACTCAGACGTTTGTGTGTCGATGACCTGACCACCGATCAGTAGCTCAACCTTCTTAATCTCATTCTTCCAGTTGGCCCGTGTCAACGTGTTACGGGGGGATCGGTTAGAGATGTACACGTAACCGAGCATATCACCCTTGCGCTCGAAACGCACAGTGGACATACCATTCGTAGAGGGGTTACCCTGGATAACCTGCTTTTCGACAGTTTGGGCAAAGTTTGTGTGACGCTTGTACGTCGAACGGAAAAAAGATACTTCGGGATTACCAACGATGTGGGCATCCTGAGCACCCACGGCAACGAGTTGGGCGATACCACCAGACATTTATATTATACTATGTTTTTATTTTTAAGTATCAGAATAGAGGCGTTCCGGGATTGATCGATTCGGTCAGAAGAAGCGATAGAATTCCGATCATCGCGAGACGTCCGTTGAGCAGTTCGGTCTCGGGCTTCCAGGGACCCTGAACATAGCCCTCATCACCGGGGTTCGCGGCGGTACCGAGAAAGGTGAGCGCAGTTACGGCAACGGTAAGACCGATGTGTTCCTGGAACTGCGTACTGAGGGAGTGACCCGTCACAAGTTCATCGACGAGCGCAGACGTAAACCCGATCATAGCCGCGCGACCATTAACACGCTCCGCCATGGAAAGGTAATCATTCGGGCGATCGATCTTCGTGAGAGGTGTTCCTCTGGACGCACGGGTCTTGATGGACCTCCTGGACCGAGGCGCGGGCTTTACGGTAACGATAGGCTTGAGGGCAGCAATGCAGGACATTGTACTTTCTATACGTGGCAAATCTTTATGTTCAACGCACTTCTAGTTTTTGTACACGTGTAATCAAAGATAGGACGAGTGCTTCGAGGTTTTTCGTTTTGACCTTTTCGGCTTGGAGATCTGTTTTCAACAGTTCCGCCATTGTCGGTTGAGATTTCCACTTATCTTTAACAATATCCGGGACGATCATATTACTATATCGTCACAAATTATCCACAATGATACGTACACCCAACGAACGCCGCTATGTACACTTCTTCGTTTGCGAGTGCCTTGGTGGTATATTCTTCTTCTGATATTTGGGTACCATCGGGTAGGAGGTATCGGACTTTATATGGTGCTTCAGTTTCACTAGAATCTTCCCACTGGAGCTGACCGTATTCGTCAAGAATGTTAACATTTTCGTCATATTGTTCGAGTGTATAATCTGATTGAATGTCTGGTTCTAATTTGGTATAATCAGATTCTTTTAGAAAACTCTCCTCGTGTCTATAATAATTAACGGTTTTCCGTTCGGTTTTAATACGATACTTCACTCGTGGTATCACTTGAAAATCACAATCCATGGTTATCTTAGCCACCGTGTAATTCGCTAAGAACTCTGAATCTTGTTTCATTCCGTATCCGGGTATATGAGAAGATGTTACGTAATCACCGGAAGTGAGTGGTCCATTTTGGTTAGATATCCACATGGCACCTTCACCCAACGAATTGATGAATATTCTATCGTCACCCTCTTCTTTGATGAATGTTGATGTGACACGTCCAAACTTATCTTCTCTAGATTCTGTGTCTTCAGATCCAGAAATGACACCAAAAACCTGTTTATCATATGCCTTTGTTGTCACAGAAACGTATGGGATTGTCTCGTTAATGGTTATAGCATCTAACCCACGTTCAACACCCCCATTCACTTTTATATTTTCGTTATTATCCGCCGATACGATGAGTCCTACACGTGTCCCAATATTTGTGGGATTCACACCTTTCACAATATTTCTATGTTGTCCGGTAAAAGTATTCGCATTAAGGTTTGTTCCCTTTGATTGATCGTTTTCAAACATAATGACCTTTCTCAAGGGGTTTCCTGACGCATTTATGTTCGCAAACCAGTATAAATTTTGATTCCAGTCGGTCGAATTATCGGAACCAATATACCAATTACCAGAACCTCTATACCACCTGCAATATGAATTATACGAAGTTCCATCTACAGAGATGTTTTTATTCGTTCGTATCGTGAAAGGAACATTGCTATCGTTACCATTTATACCAATCGACCCACCTCGATGCACGGCAAATAAATCGGATGTCGTATTCGATGATTTCACTTGGAACGCGTATGTTGGGTCAGTACTCGTCATATCAGCCTCAACCACAAGGCGCGTCTTCACGCGCACGTGATCACTACTCCCCGTTCCATCATTTTCAGATCCCAGTAATAGAACACCGTTTTCAGAAGAGCTCACACCAGCTTCGCCATAATTTTCGTTATACGTTATGTAAGCATAATCGGACGTAATGTTCACTTTACTCGGAAAAACAATACTCGATGAACCACCAGTATTTCCATGTTCCAGTATGAGAGTTCCGACACCGACACCGTGAGATGTTCCAGTGGATTCATAAATGTGGAGCTTTCCATCAGGATTAGACGTCCCGATACCGACGTTGCCGTTACTTCCCAAGATCCTCATAGCTTCTGAACCATTTGCCATAGACGCATCATAGCCAGTAAGTAAACGTAAATCACCTCGATCATTTTGCACCAGAACACCCCCACTATTATCTTTCATCTGCATACTGGCATAACGGTCCGCCGACTCTAAGACGAGCTGTGAATTTGATTCGGATGCGGTGGTGTAAACATGTAATTTTTTACCTGGACTTGTCGTCCCGATCCCGACGTTGCCAGTATAATCTATACACATTCGGCTATCCGTTTTTGATGCGTTAGTGTCATTTTGAGCATCTGGTCCTACACAAAAATGTAGAGCGTTTCTTCCGTATTGTCCGGCACCTCCATGTGATGTAGATGGTGTAGCAACGATAGCACATTTAGCTTGAATTAGAGAACCACTACTATTTTTACCCCCAATATAAAGAGTTCGGTCGATAGTGTTGTGTGTATCACTCCCATCGGCAGAATGTATCAACGCGGTCTCTCCATTGACTTCAAATGTCTGCGAAGGATTCGTCGTCCCGATCCCCACCTTATCAGTGGTTGTGGACAGATAGACGTTTCCAGTCCCATTAACCCAAGAGCCACTATCAGAGTTGATACCATCCAACCCGGAACCATCCCCAACGAAGGATCCAGCAGTGATCTGACCAGTGGTATCGTTCATGACAATACCTGAGCCAACCCTAAAGTCTGTATGCACGTAGGCATTCGAATTGACATGTAGACCCGCATCGGGATCTGCCGTCGTGATACCCACGCGATTGTTTACGGTGTCTACGAAGAGGTGAGAGCTCCCCACCAATAGGTTGTTGCTGATATTAACCTTCCCTGAGAATGATTGAACGTTAATGTCACTGCTCATCTACATTTACTTTATAAATTTTCTAATGCTTCTATACGCTGAATGAGAGCCCCGTGTGACATCTCTAATATTTCCAACTTTTGTTCAAGTTCTCGGGTTTTGACCTTTTCGGTGGTTAGCTGGTCCACGAGATCCTGGTGTGTGTGTTCTTCGAGTGGATGGGTATGGGTATTCAGTTGAGTTTGTATGGTTTGGAGGTCCGCTTTCAGTTCGGTTCTGGTCTCGGAGAAGTCCGCTTTCAGTTCGGTTTTGGTATCGGATAGGTCCGCTTTCAGTTCGGTTTTGGTATCGGATAGGTCCGCTTTGGTCTCGACCAGTTCGGTCCGTGTAGTTTGGAGGTCGGTCCGAGTGGTTTCGACCTTCGCCTTGAGTTCTTTGATAGCACCTATGGCGACGACGAATAATCCTTGATAATTAAGAGATAAGGGAGTTTGTGTCTCGATTTGTTTTGTGTATTGTGTAGAATAGAGCCCCCGTTCGTCGGGAGTGAGATTAGAATACTCCGATTGTGTGATGATATTACTCTCGTAAACATACGAAAGAGAATACGTAGATTGTTCCTCTGTGGTCAAGTTACTATACTCTTCGGGTGCTGAGGTCTTCGCATCGGTTCGAGTCTCTTCACCGTGTACTAGGAATGCAAGTTCGGGGATGTTACGAACATCTTGGGCAATGAAACCGAACTCATCACCGTATTTATAGTCTTCTTTCACGTTTTCCCACTCCCCATCGGTCGGGATCCATGTTCCTTCACAGGGATTTGGTCGTTCCATGATTTTCTCATATTTTTGTGGGTTCAATTGTGATATGAGTGTAAGTGCGTTTGATACACCCTGTTCGTTGTACTTGATGCGGTCGTCAGATGCTGATACATTGTCAGCTCTCATGGTTCCATTCACATCTAACTTGTAACTGGGTGTGGAGTCATTGATGCCAAGATTATTCTTTATATACACAACACCATTAGTCCCATTACTACTTGTTCCACCCTTTACCCAGAACTGATCGTGTCCATTCTCATCTTCACACATGATATAGTACGGAGAACTACCATCGTTATTTCCACCTGTGATCAATAACTTTATACCCGAGTTTAGATTATACCCAGCATTGTGAGTTCCACCGAGTGTAAGCTGAGCGTTCGTGTGTGTTAACGCAGGGTTCGCACCAACATCACCGATGATAGCATTTCCGTTTACATGTAGCGTCGCGTCTGGGCTACTCTTCGAGATACCGACTCTGCCGTTACTTCCCACAATCCGCATATGCTCTAGACGAGGTACAGAACTCGGATACGCTTGGGCAAATGTAAAGTTTCTGGAAGTGTCCATATTTATAGCTGAACCGGCACCAAATATGATGTCGGCAGCACCGTCGCCACTCGTGTCATTCGAATCAGAAACAATCAAAACATCGTTGTCGGAACTCACAGCTATATCCCCCCCACCGTGAATGAAACTCTGGATATCGTTTTGACCTAACAGAATGTTTCCGTGAACCTCTAATTTCTGTTGAGGATTAGACGTCCCGATACCCACCCTACCGTTCGCAGGTACAAAGTTAAGCCCATCACCCTTACTTGTCCAAGTTGAAACACCGGAGTAAACGGCGAGATAGTTTCCTGTATCAGACCCCGTCCCGTCGTATTCGATGATAGCATGTTTAGACGACGTGTCCTCACTAAACGCTATACCAGCTCGCCTAGATGTGTTGCCGATTGCCCATATGTATGTAGGGTCTGTACCATCTCTATAGATATGTAAAGCCTCGGTCGGATCACTCCCAATACCGACGTTGCCACTTTGGTTAATTTTCATTCTTTCTGAACCATTTGTGTGAAATGTAATCAGATTATCGCCATTAACCGAGGCCTGACCCTGATACCCAACTATTCGTATTTTAGGACGACTACTACCTCCTCTATATCCCGCATCTAGAGATAAGACTCCATAGTCCGATGTGTCGTGTTTATTTATAATTGAAATTGTTCCGGTGCTATCAAGCCTGATAGAACCATCTTTGATATGAATTTTTTCAGTTGGATCATTCGTCCCGATCCCAACCTTATCCGTTGAGGTGGCCAAGTGAACGTTGGAATTAGTCCCATTGACCCAAGATCCACTGTCAGAGTTGATACCATCCAACCCGGAACCATCCCCAACGAAGGATCCAGCAGTGATCTGACCAGTGGTATCGTTCATGACGATCCCTGAACCAACTCTAAAGTCTGTATGCACGTAGGCATTTGAATTGACATGGAGCCCTGCGTCGGGTGTATCAGTGATGAGACCAACACGGTTATTTGTCGTATCCACAAAAAGGTGAGAGGACCCTACTAATAAGTTACTTGTAATATTAACCTTCCCTGAGAATGTTTGAACGTTAATGTCACTCATCTATATTTACTTTACAAATTTTCTAAACTTTCTAAACGCTTCGAAATGGAAGCGACAATATTTTCTAAGATAGAAATTCTCACAGTCAGTGTCTTCAATCGTGAATCATCTAATATGGAACCTTTCATTGTTTGCACGTCTCTATCAATTTCTTGAAGTGCCGAAACTGTCATTGTGGTGACAATGTCTTTATTAAAGGATTTCATGTCATACAACTCAACATGTGTGAGTTGAACCACTGACGGGAGTGTTTTTTCTTCGAGATCAACTGTAAAATTCTGACCATCTATGACTTCCTTAATTTTGAATTCTCCACAATCTTTGAAAATCACACATCTATTCTCAAATAAACCTGAGCATGGTGCATCCAACTTTACGAGGAATGTCATTGTCTGTGCGTTAATCGGTGTTGGTAGTTCCAAAAACGACTGTTTTTTATTCACCAAATCCTTAGAATGTTTTTCAACGTCTTGTGGTATAAACCCGTAGGTCATCTCATTTCCCACTAAACTTTTTTTAGGCTTCAATTCTCTCAAGACTTTTAAATTTTCTTTCGAGTCTAAAGTTGAGATATCTCTATGAAGTCTTTCGTCTCTCCACATTATACATTACTGACATTTTAATAGTCGAATGTCTTTACTGCCACTGCGTTGACACCTTGGTGAATGGTGTCCAATGTTCCATTCGTGGCATCGGGTGAGATGTATTCGATGAATATGTTGTACAGCGCGTCTGCGGTAGAAGCCGTGCCGTTATTGATATCAGACGAGGGTTTAATAATGATCGCACCAGCAGTTGTTGTCACGTCAGGTGTGGAGTTCCAGGGGTTTGTGCTTGTATTACCAAAAACAGACACTGAACCAAGTTTCAGGTTGGGACTCGATCCCCCAGCCCTACTTCCACCACCAACTTCGAGAGACATGTTACTAAACTCCGTGGCATCCTCCACTAAGTGAGCTACGATTTTTGCGTAAAAGATGTTGGACGAAAACGTGAGTTTCATGGCTGCGTTAGCGGGTGTTGTTCCAGTAGATATAGTCCCACTGTAACTATAAAACTTTTTACAAACCGATCCAGTGTTAATCACAGTCCCACCACTCGAATAAACCTTAGTTGCATTAACATTACCACCAGCTGTGATATTTTGTGACGTATACACACTACCAGAAACATCCAACTCTGTGGTTGGGGTAGTTAGACCAATACCAACCCTATCGTTTGCGGCATCAACGTAGAGTGTGTCGGTGTCAACAAAGAAATCGCCAGTATCTGAAATTTGAGCTTTTTCTACGTTATTGATTCCAAGTGAGATGACCTGTCCGGTTTTTGCGTTTATTTTCGTCTTTCCAGCGCTGTCTTGTTTGATGGCGTAATCTGTCGAGTTCATGTTATTTGTTTCTGCGAATGTAGCGTCACCGGTTGTTGTTCCGTCGTAACCAATTCTAGCTGTTCCGATATGAGAACTATGGTCTAAACCGGCAGAAGCGTATAGATCACCACTATATACGTTACCGATAGCTCCGATACCACCAGATACCACAAGCGATCCAGTGACGTTAGAAACAGAAGCTGTGCTATCCGTCACTGTAAGCACACCTGTGTATGCCCCTGTTGTGCCTGAAATGGCACCACCACTATAACTCGAACCGGTCACCGCACCAGTAAATGCCCCCCCGACTGCGGAAATATCACCACTGAAATTAGCGGTAGCGCCTGTCAATGTTCCGGTGAGTGTAGGACTATCAGATAAGACGACATTCGTGGTTCCCGTGCTTGTGGTGACTCCTGTGCCACCATCAGCAACTGCCAGTGTTCCGGTGATACTGGACGCGGTAAGGTCTACAGCCACTTGTCCAGTTTCTATAACAAGACCACCATTCGTTTTGAGGTCAACGGCTATTGTTGGTGTGGCAGATTCAGCAGCCGCACCGGCAGTTATACCATCACCTCCCACCAGGGATGCCACATAATCCCCGGACGTGTCAGTTCCGAGAGTGACGTCGGAAGCGAAGGACGAAACCTGTAGGTTCGACAGACCACCACCATCACCTGATATCAGACCAGCCGCGCTCGTGATTGCTCCGGAAGCGTATACGTTACCCAATACATCGAGGTTGGCCCCGGGTGTTTTCCCAATACCAACTTTCTTGTTAGTAGCATCCACAAGAATGGCATTTGTGTTGACACTCAAGTCTCCGACTGTATTTAGAACACCATTAATCTGAGCGCTAGTCGCGGTGAATCCAGCACTTGAGAGAGTCCCAGAGAAAGTTCCCGTCGTGCCAGAAATGGCTCCACCCGAGTAACTGGCACCTGTCACGGGTCCTGTGAAGGTGCCGTTAACACCGGACACGTTACCACTGAACGTCCCATTAATGGCGGATATGGAGTTGAAAGTGGTTGGCACAATATCAGCAGATCCATCGAAGGCTACACCACCAATCGACCTCGCGGTGGTGAGAGTAGCCGCGGAGCCAGTTGTGTTTTGGTTACCACCTGTATCTACACCAGGGAGATTAATGTCAGCCGAGCCGTCAAATGCTACACCACCAATCGATCGAGCAGTAGTTAGGATAGCGGCGGAGCCAGTTGTGTTTTGGTTACCACCTATGTCAACACCGGGGAGGTTAATGTTAGCTGAGCCGTCGAAGGCTACACCACCGATTAGTCTCGCAGTAGTTAGGGTAGCGGCTGAGCCAGTTGTGTTTTGGTTACCACCTGTATCTACACCGGGGAGGTTGATGTCGGCCGATCCATCGAAGGCTACACCACCAATCGACCTCGCGGTGGTGAGAGTAGCCGCGGAGCCAGTTGTGTTTTGGTTACCACTTATATCAACACCAGGGAGGTTGATGTCGACCGATCCGTCGAAGAGGACACCACCGATTGCTCGTGGTGTGGTAAGAGTAGCGGCGGATCCCGACCACGCCCCACCAGAGAGTGTTCCCGTCCCATCTGTTATACTAGCACCGGAGACAGCGCCGGTAAATGTTCCCGCCACACCAGAGACGTCACCACTGAACGTCCCCGCCCCACCAGAGACGTCACCACTGAACGTCCCCGTGACAGCCGTTACACCCACAGTGACAGACAAGCTGTTGGTGTCTAATTGGCCAGTGATGGTAGTGTCATTTTGAACTTTCAAATCACCGAGAACGTCTAGGGTGATGTTGTTAGAGTCTGGTGTGATGGCAGTATCTGTGGAAGAGTTTTGTGTATACCCGATTGATAAACGTTTCGGGTTTTCATCACCATGGTGAATGATTCCCACATTTTGATTTGGGTAATTAATTATAATTCCAGTATCCAGACCAGCTTGGGTATTGTTATGAGCGACGCCGATGATACGATCTTCCACCACCAAATCAGTGTTTTTGATTTCTGTGATGGTTCCATTCCTGAATTGAACATTACCTTGGATTTCCAAGTCACCGTTTATATGAACATTACCAGTTGTTGTGAAGGCTGTCGTGGGGTTCTGAAATTCAATGGTGTGTGGGGTTGTATTACCGAAACCGGTCACGAGTCTGAGTGGGGGCTCAGTTGCAGTTGATGCGGAAGAACCCGACTCGGTTATTTCACCCGTTGTTTTATCATACATTAGAAGCACAATTTCAGGATTTGAAAAGTCTTCCCTGAATCGGATGGGTGAGAGATACACGGCTCCGGGATTGGTGACTTGCATTTCGGTGTTACTGGCATTGAAAACGATGGTATTTTCTGCCTGATCATCTAATGCATGTTTACCAAAACGGATTTTGGTGGATCTCTCCACCGTCGGCAAATTCTTAACCATTTAATATAGTCTGTTATTTTAATTCGCGTAAAGGAGTCCTGCCATTCCATTCTCGATACGTAGAATGTTGTAATTGACTGCATAAATGGGATGATTTATTGACATGTTTTCACTGACAATTTTCACTGATTCCAAACGACTAAAGTTTAGAGTTCCAGTGGGTTGTAAGGAACTCGTCGACAGACAGAAGCAGTAGAGGAAAAAGTCGGGTGAAGTGACAAAATTTGTGTGATAGTAGTTCATGACATCTATGAAATGTGGTTTACCCCATCGAGGTGTGCACAAGTCGAGTCCATTGATCGTTATTTTGACCTTATTGGATGGGGATGTAAGTGCACCATCGGTCGTTGTGTCAGATGAGGCGATATATTTGACTGGATGATTGAAGTACAACTCTTGTGTTGTGTGGTTCGAAGGTAGGTTCTTTTGAACTTGTGTGATGAGGAGATCATGTCTCTTAGAAGCTATGTTACCTCTCTCTTCGTTATCGAGATAGTAATAGTTTGCAAACATTTCAATGTTATAGTTGGAAGCCTCACTACCCCAGTAAATACGAGCCTCTACATTGTGGTAGTTTAAGGCCACGAGGGGGAGGGCACACTGGGGACCTTCACAGAAGAAGAAGCGAAGGGGGTAAAAATAGGAACGTGCACTTACACCTGGGTGGGTTCCATTTGCAGACTTGGAAACGTTTTGAGCAAAAGTATCGATAGCAATCTTTTCAGTAAACACAGAATCTTGTGTATCTATGACAGATCCACCAATGAGAAGCTCGACTTTGTCGATGATGTTATCCCATCGCTGGCTATCGAGAGCTTTTGTTGTGTCATCTAAGGTGAAGTAGACGTACCCTAGAAGATCACCAGAACGTTCAAATTGAACACTTGACATGGAATTATTTTTCACCGCTCCATAAATCGTTTGTTTTTCAATGGACTGTGAAAAATTTGAATGTCTCTTGAAAGTGGAACTAAAAAACGATATCTCTGGTTTGCCAATGATATATTTATCCTGGGCACCAACAGCAATAAGTTGAGTTATGCCAGCAGACATCGTTTGTTACTTTTAAATGAGAAAAATTACAAATTGGGTTTCATACACGTGAATTTCAGGACGAGAAAGTTGGGGGTGCCCGTGGTATTGGGCACAATTAGCTGACCGGCTTGGTTATAGATATTTACAGTGAAGCGACCAACCTGACGAATTGGGGTGATATACTGTGTGCTCACATCATATTCATCCTTAAAATTGTTGATGTGGTTACCAGTGCCTACTGCGGTGACATCGGAGATGAGGCTCGCAAAAGCACCCTTCACGTTGCCGATTGTGCCAGCACCATTCAAGGTTCCAACCGCCCTGTCATTAAAGTTACTGTCCAGCTCTTTGATGGAAATGTAAATGTGCTGGTTAGAAGCCTTCGTGTGAATGTGAGAAGCCACGAGTTTAGCCTGAACAACATTTTTCAGAGGATTTTCGAGATAGCAGGTAAAACTATTGGCACTGCTCTGTCCGGTAGAATCAATAGTTATCGTGTGATACTCATAATTAAGATCTGGGATGGAAAGAACCATTTATATATACTTAGATTAAAGATCCACCGATTCCACCAGAGATGGAATAACCAGCGTGATCATTCACGAGACTCTGAGCACCACAGACTCCACCCGGGGTGAGGGACTTTGTGTAAGGGCTACCCTTGGGGGATCCGGGTGCACATTCCTCACGGTGCTCGAGATCAAAGATGGACTTCTGGCTGATAGCGTTGACGGTGATTGGCCTGGGTTGGTAGTTGCTCGACTTACCCTGAATAATGGTCAGAACACAGATAAGGGACATGAGGACCACAATATACATCAAGGCGTTGCGACTGGTCTTGTTGAGACCGAACATTTACTGTATGTTTATATTTTTTTTAAAGTGCGTTAAAGATATTTTTTAAAGTTTCTTCATAGAGAGTAGATGGACGGAGATATCATTCTTGATAGAGGACATACTACTGTTATGAAATTGGATGCTGATGAGCAGGCGCTTATGGATGAGATTGAAATTTCTGTTCCACAGCCCAGGCCCGTTCAGCGTCCACAAAAGAGTGCTTTTGGACCGCGCCCCCCCGTGCAACACCAGGAAGCTATGGATGCTTTCGTTAACCCCAACAAACAGTCCGCCCCGACACAACCCACCCATAACGACGAGGAGATTGATTACGGTGAGGACAATGTGGCCTTTGATGATGAAGATATGGGAGCTCCTGGAATGCAGGAGGAGAAGCCTTCTAATGGGTATACTTCTATCGACGAGGAGAAGTCTGATCTTCTCAACAAGCTCGCTCGCCTAGAGAAGAAGGGTTTTGCTGTGAATAAGCGCCTCACCGCATATTCCAATGTTGACGAACTTCGTGCTGAGGTGAAGAGAATCACTTACAGTATAGATGTCGAGCAGTCGATCCGGTTTTCGAGGCGTATGTTAGTGGCTTGTGTGACTGGTCTCGAGTTTTTGAACAAGCGATACAACCCCTTCGAGGTTCAACTTGAGGGTTGGTCTGAGAGTGTTATGGAGAATGTAGACGACTATGACAGTGTCTTCGAAGAGCTATATGTGAAGTATAGATCCAAGGTCAGTGTCGCACCCGAGGTCAAGCTGATCATGATGCTTGGTGGCTCCGCTATGATGTTCCACTTGACGAACAGTATGTTCAAGACCGCCATACCCAATATGAATGACGTTATCAAGCAGAACCCCGACCTAGTCAAGAACATGATGCAGGCAGTGCAGAACACGACTAGGGACCCAGGGGAGTCGGCATCTGAACCACCCATTGGTGGCACGGGGAACTATGAGATGAAGGGTCCAGGTATGGATATTTCAAGTCTGATGGGTGGTGTCATGATGCCACCCCCACCCCCCATGAACACAAACTTGAATATGAACCCAACCCCAAGGATCGAGGAGGAGGATGATGAATTTTCCGACATTGTTTCAATTTCTGGAGATTCTACTGGTGGGGAGGTAAAGGAGGTAAACGTGGATCCCTCCAAACCTAAAAGGACACGACGGAAAAAGAAGACTGAAATAAATCTCTAAAGTATATATAAATGATAGCGTATTGTCCGCTGGAGGAATTGGAACCTCCCCCTCGACAGCAGGTCGTTGTCGAACAATCCAAACCTCAGGCCCCTGTTAAGGAGATGGGGGATGAAGACACAGAATTGAATTACGTCATCATAGCGTTCATAGTTGGCGTGATTATGTTAGCCGTCTCTGATTCTATCAGGGCGTAAATGGTAATCTACTTTGGGGTTTTCCCTCATTTTAAATTAATCATACACTTACCTTTGGGGAAGTTATCTTTTTTTTCCTCAATATATTTTCCATGGATTTTGAATCCCCCGTTTCTATACACTTTTGTTCTTTTGTAATACATTGCCGAGAAGATTGACCAAGGGTCATTGATGTCGTAGATGTGGGGATTATTCTTTTTTCCTTTCGTCTCTCTCATTATGCGTCCAATACTTTGAGTAATGTCAGACTTGGGGGATGCCAATATCACAGTGTCCAGAGTTGGGATGTCTAGTCCTTCGTGTGCTTGACTGAAAGTAGCAAAGATGATCTTCTTTTTTGAGGATTCTTGAAGTTCGGCTTCCTTCATACCTCCCATGTATAAACCAGAGGTTTTGGGAAAACACTGATGAAGAAGTTCACAATGAAGTCTCCTATCACTAAGAACAAGTAATTGTCTAGTCCCAGCTGAAGCCCGCTTCACCAACTCTACCAGCATCTTGTTCCTGGCTCTATCTTCTACCAGATATGTGATCATGTTGGGCATGGAAATTTTACCGTTCCTCATAGAGGGTGGTGGATTTTTGTAGTTTGGGGAGTCGTATATGATTGGAAACACCTCAACCTGTTCCTGATTTTTTCTTTCTACGGCAAAGAAGGTTGGGCCCATAAACCAATGTAGAACCTTTGTTAGGCCATCCTTTCTCTCAGGTGTCGCGGAGAGGCCGTAAATGTGTCTGGGACATATCTTGAATAAACTTTGACTAAAAACTTTAGCACAAATGTGGTGGGCTTCATCGACGATGACAGTTCCTATACTATCGAAATCGTCATATGAATATTCTTTGAGGGACAGGGATTGTAGCATAGCTATCACAAAGTCACAGTTGACCTCTTTCTTATCCTGCCTGACGATACCTATCGTAGCTCCGGGGCAAAATTGTTGAATTCTTTCTTTCCACTGGTCGGCGAGAAACTGTTTGTGCACGATGATCATGGTCCTATACCCGAGTTTGCAAGCTATTGCTAGGGACACCGTCGTTTTACCATAACCACATGGTAGAGATAAGACACCATGCCCTGCTTTAATTGCGGCATCAAGTGCTTCATTTTGGTGTGTGGCGTCTCGGAGTTGTCCAGTGAAGCGGGTGGTGATTCTCGCCGATTCTGGTCGTGAGTCGTGCTTTTGAACTCCCAGTTTATCAGTTCCGTAGAATCTTGGAACGCAGATTCCATTCTTAGTTGTTCTGAAAACTTTGAAAGGTGGTGGAGGAAATCCAAAGTCACCATTTACGATAGGTCTTACAGTAAGTTCCTTTTTAAAATTAACCAAGTTAGATTCGCTACTCTTGATTATGTATCCACTCCTGGTCAGTGATCCCATGTTAGTTATTTAAAGACTTGAAACTTTAATTGACTATATGCCGGTTGTAAACATTGACGACAACATTAAAAAGATTGCCCAAACCATCGACCAGATGACTCAAGAGATCTTCAGACTTCAGGGTATGCTCCAGACCTTTCGGGACCTGAAGAAGGGTGGTCTCGATACTATTGACCTCCCCAAGGACCCCTCTCAGGTCAGTGACGAGGAGCTCGAGAAGGTTGAGGAGGAGAGCACCCAGGAAAAGCCCGAGTGATTTTCCACATTCCAAACACCTTTGAATTCAATATCCACGTCTATAACGTCCCCCTTTATTAGAGACTGAATGGGACGTCCTTTGACGTCGCACATCACTCTCCTATAACGGAACGGAACCTTGATTTTAAGAACATTACCATCGAGGGGGTTGTCTATATTTTTATGCATGATGATATGACTCCTAGTTGCGTGCATTTTTTCAATAATTTGACAAACATTTGTAGGGACTGTTACCCTCAAATACCTTTTATTATTGAAATCATACATGGGTTCATATACTTGAGCCAAGAACTTCATTGATTCTTGTTACGATACATTAGAATTAAAACTATAAGTAAAACGAATGAAATAGTCAATACCTGGGAAAGAAGTAGTGGCTTCAGTGGTTGACGAGTCCCGAAGTATTGATGACTGACAGTCCTTGAAACCTCTACAGCAGATTCGATACTGGAAAATGGTGTATTCCTGGGTGACATCATACCACAAAGGACGACCTTTGGACATTTACCTACAAAGGGAACTTGTCCATGCAAACCCAAAACACCTGAGGATTGTGAAAATTCCCACTTCTCACCATTCCACTCACTACCCCAACCAATCCTGATGGCCACCGGTGGAGGTAAACCTAACTGATGTATCACTTCTCTCTTGATGACATCAGGTTCACTAGACAGAATCTCTTTATTTAGATCACATAAAACACACGAGACTGTATTGGAATTAGGTAAGTTCGAGACAAGGATATTCCATCGAGTGTTAACGAGTGTTTCAAACTCTTCACCGGCATCGACATATTCGTCATAGTCTAGAAGAACACATATAGATCCGTAAGTCGCGCTTCGTATTTTCTTCTCTGCGTCCGCCCCCCAATTGTCACCGATGAGTTTGAGGGCTGGGCTATTATCTATGCATAGAAATAACATCCCGTCATCTATTGTGGTGTTGTCATTGAAAGTGGCTTCATACCCATCCTCCATATAGCTCACATTTGTAACTTCCACACCAAAAACAAAGTTGACACCCGCTTGTAAAAGTTTTTCCTCGATAGTGTCGTTCATCACTTTACCAGAAACTTTTTGAGTATACATATTCGAAAAGAATATATGATCGATAGTTTTGACAAACTCAAAAACAGACATGTGACCCCAAGTGACACCGTCAATGTTGATTGGTAAATGTTCAATAATCTTTTTGCCACCCACAGAGAGTTTATTCTCAGTCGCTTCTTTCATTGAGATGGTTTTGTATTTTATGGGTTGCACAGTAGCCCTGAAAAACAAATCAATTAGTGTCATGTAGTCCTTTGATTCAAAGTTCTTCACAAGAAATTGATAAACCCCCGATTCAACCTTTTCGAACAAGTCATTCCATTCGAGACCCATCTCTTTCAGGAATGATTGTGTGTTTATGAAACCTTTATCGAAGAGTGCCCTGTGAGCGTGGAGGTCTCTTGTCTCTGTCTCAGGCTCCCACCAGGAACCCCCACCTGATGTTTTCCGTTCATAAATAGTCACGTCATGATCACCAGAGTTGATGATTTCCCATGCCAATGACATACCAGTGGGTCCAGCACCGACGATGTGAATCTTCATTCTATATGTAACTGACAAATTAAATGAAACCAGTTCTGCGACGTTCCTCAGGGGTCTTGAGAGCGTACATGATGATCAGGAATAAAACAGTCGATAACAGGGCATACTCGATATCACCAGTCGCACTGAAAGCAATCGCCATCAGGGAAAACAGACGAAATGGTTTGTTGTCGAAGAGCTTCCCAAGTCTCTCAGGGATTTGAATCGCGTTAGGGGCGAACAGTCCCTGATACAAGATGATGAGGGAAAGCACAATTGGTTGTGCTTTGATGAAAATTTCAGCTGGCTTTGTAACTGGACTGAAAAGGTTTTTCACTTGCCGTGTCATGTTATATTATACTTATAGAAAAAAGTATACATATATGTTAGGATATGTTGTCTATACTAAACCAGGCCCCGGTAGGTAAACCACCACCTAGAATACCTCAAAATCAGAAGTTGAAAACGTGGAAGTTTGCCACCAAGTATATTTGGAAGGAGCGCTTTACAGACGACAAAGCAGAGCTCGGTAGGTGGACCAAACAAGAGCTTCTGGAACTTGGACCAACATTTGTAAAATTAGGGCAAATAGCTTCCACCCGTGGCGACCTTTATCCGCCAGAGTTTACACGAGAACTTGAATCCCTTCAAGATAACGTTCCACCATTCGATTACAATCTAGTTAAGGATGGTTTGAACTTGGACATTTTTAAACATTTTGAAGAGACTCCTTTCAAATCTGCTAGTATTGGGCAAGTTCATAAAGCTGTACTAAAAAACGGTAAACATGTTGTTGTAAAATTAAAAAGACCCGGTATCTACGAAACCATGGAATCCGACACAGACACAGTTAGGAAAATCCTACAGTTTTTTCAGACGATAGGTGTTGACACTGGGAACAGTTCAGACTTTGTTCTCAATGATTCGATACAGTATCTATTAGGAGAAGCCGACTATGTTCAAGAAGTTAATAATGCAATCAAATTTAGAAGTGCATTGAGAAACGTTGATTGGATCAAGATCCCCCGTGTATACAAGAAATACTGCACTGATGAAATGATTGTAATGGAATATGTACCAACAGATAAAATAACAGAGATCAAAGACAAGAAGATCAATAAGAAGAAGGTGTGTGAAGCACTTGTAAACTCATATGTCATTCAGACCATGGATAGTGGACTTTTCCACGCCGACCCCCATCCAGGAAACTTGGGTATTTCTAAAGATGGAAAGTTGGTATTCTACGACTTTGGGTTGTTGATTACGTTGAGTGAGGAACTGCAACTTGGATTTAGTGACTTGTTTATTTGTATCATCAATCGAGACACGAAAGGTATCGTGGACACATTGATCAGGCTTGGTGTCATTGTTCCAACATCCTCAGATGTTTCTGACATTGAACTTTTTTTTGAGAACATTCTTGGATACCTACAAACCCTAGATGGGGGGGCAATCATGAAGGATGATCTTGCTGTGGAACTTGCCATGGAAAAGCCATTTGTTGTTCCAACCAGTTTTGTCTATCTCGCTAAATCATTTTCACTTATTGAAGGAATCTGTATCCAACTAGACCCAGACTTCAACTATTTCACATACCTCGAACCAATGATCCAGCAACAATTCATTGATTCTATAGATATAAGTGAGATGATCAAAAGAACAACCGAGATTCCAGGTAAAATTGGAAAGATAAGTTCGACTGTTCTCGGCCTTGAGAGGTCGAGAGCATCGATGAGAAGGTCAATGGTAAAAACGAGACAGGAAATACGAATCGTTCAATATACCGTGATTTGTGCCCTATTAGCTGAGCGGTTTAGTGATACGCCAATAGCGATGGTGTTAGCCGCCTTTGCCTTGTGGATTACTTTTCGTAAAGATCGATCGACTTAGGCTTGGTCTTGTTTTTGGTCTTTTTGTTGGATCCTTTTGCCTTCTTAACAATATCTTGGTGTTCCTTGAAAATTTCCTTGACACGCCTCTGTTCGTCACGGGCGATGTCACCAATCTTATCCTTGATTCTCTCCACCTCGGAGCTTCTCTGTTTTTGTATTTTCTTACCAACCTTCTTGAAATCGTCAGTCTTGGTGAACCAAGTGGGGGATGTCGTAATAGCGAACATACTGTTTGTTATACTCTAAGGACATTTAATTTTTAACCTTTTTAATTTTTCTTCAAACTCCCTCCGTTCCCCTGGTGATTCAATAGGTTTACCAGTGTTTAAAGCTTCTATCTCGGGACCCGTGAGTTGCATAGAGTTCACCCTAAAATCCATAAACGCCTCCATCGTCAGAGGGACGAGAGGTTGGATCAAGTCATATATAGCCGTGGCATACTCTCGGATTTCCTTTTGTGCGTGGTGATCCATTCTCAACTGTAAGAAATGCATCAAATTGTGTAGATCCATTTTCCATACAAAAGATGTATACGTGGATTGTGGTAAGACACCACGAGCCTGCTCCCTACACACACCCTTTTCAAGAAGTTGCTCGTAAATCTTGAACGCATCTTTGTATTGAGACGAAAGGGTATGCTTCAGTTCTTCACCTATGTCGACAGTCCCCTCAGAACCCTGGTGGTTCACCGCGGATTGTCCACGTAGGATCTCCGGTTCGTAATACTCTTCATCAACGATTGAGTAACGTGCGGACATTTCATTCACAGATGCGGTCCTATGTCGAAGCCATTGTCTCGCGATATACAGAGGCGCTTTGATCCTAAATTTGAAAACCACCAACTCAAGTGGAGATGTATGCCAGTTTCGAATGAGATACCTGATGAGACCCCTATCACCTCTGGTCGTTTTTGTACCAGTTTGGTAGCTTACACGAGCCCCATCAACGATAGCCTTGTCGAGATTCTCTTGGGGCATATGATCCACGAGTTCAACGAATCCATGATCCAAAATTTTCTTCATTGTAAATATCTATCCGTTTATTTCTTTAATCAGGTCATCAAGATTGGTAAAATACCTCTTTAGGTCCTTCATGAAACGTTTGTTATTATCCAAACATTCACACTCCGGTTTGTTCAAGTAGATCCACGCAAGATTCGACTTTGAGTATTTCGTTCTCTTTTGGTTTTCATTGGGACGACGAGCTATGAGCTTTGTGGTTTTCTTCTTAGATTTAGGAAGAACCTCAATCCTATTGACAAAACTGAGTGCTTGCATTACAGTGTCGGCGAGGTCGTCCTTTTTCTTAGACTTTTGGAACACCTCCAACCAATCTGAGTTTGTTGGTCCATCTCTGATGAACTCTTCACATCTCTGTATGGAAACTTTTTTTCGTTTATTGTATTGAGCCTTCCCCGGACCAGCCACATCTGGAATCTTGTGACGAGCGTCGTAAAGGATTGTTTCCGCTTTTGGGCATCTAATGATGAAGTAAGCGTGAAGAAAATGCATCACAGATATCATTTTTTTATTGCGATCAGGTTGCTTCTCGATCAGAATCGTATCCGCTTGTAGAACCCAGGGTCGAGCATCCAGGTGATCTCTTAAAGAGACGTAGATACCATTCTTATGTTCGGGTGGTATACCATCAACATCCCACTGCTCGACACGGTTATGCTTTTTGTCATTCAGTAGACACAGCGCCAAATTCCTTATACCCACATCAATACTGAGTATCATTACTATAAAGAAGAAATATCTCTTTAAATTATACATATAAAGAAGACAGGGAGCTTGAATATATGTATAAATACAGTGTTCACAAACGGATTTTAGTTACTTACGAGCCAGCATAGCCATCATAGCTGGGT